TCCACGCGGTCGGGGGCTTTCTTTTATACGGGGGGTGCTTTACTTTCCGTGGTAATTCTAAGGTATAATATATATAAGGGTAAGCTAAAGATTTGCCCATTAATTACAAAGAAAGGAGAAAGATATGGAAAATATAAAAGAAATACTGCGATACATGAACGGATGCCGCATTGATGGAGAAGACGGGGGCATGGTCATTAGTGCATTGAAAGAACTATTAGGTAAAGAGGGATTGGTTCAAACTACTCATCTGGATCTAGGAGAAGTTAAATACTATGGGGTGACCCAGGAACATAGACCGAGTCGCTTAGACTTATATGTCTTCGAAAATAAAGATTATAAGTTTATCTGCATAGAAGACACCGAAGTTTATCCTTCGATGGGAGGGACTTGTGACTCAGGGAGCGTGGAAGTTTACACTAATCCCAAGGAGGGCAGTTGAGATGGAAACAATAACTAAAAAAGATATGTTCAGCGAATGGAAAACAGGAGTTTTTGATGACAAGGAAGATCCTGAACACACTAGAGTATTAGCAATACTAGAGCCTATATTGAGTCATTTAGACGATGACGCAAAGATAGGGTATCACTTTAGTGAGTGTGACGGACACGACGAGGAGCATCTGGACACATTGATGGAAGATCTACCAAAGGATGCGAAATGGCACACTATCTACGATAGTTGCTACTTCCCTGTTTCTGACGGTGGCTCTTATAGTATTATCGATGTGGCTTATGCGAACAGTCGAGATTACTTTTACTTGTCTGTGTCGCTAGGCGGATCTATAGGTGCATCTGCCCTTACTGAGTATTTCAAAGTTCCCATGAATGGTAAATGGTCGTGGGCGGCGTAATCTAAAAGGAAATATCAAAACCTTTGCCCTCGGTCTTTGTAATGCAAAACTGCTTTAAAATCGCCCCGCTGTATATTATAATAGCGGTAGCGCTTAGGCGCGGATTTAACCATTAATTTGAAACTATGAAAGAAAGGAGAAAGACGTGAGTATTTGGAAATATAAAAACGACTTGAGAGAGCTAGATCAACGATTACGCTCAGAAACTGATCCCAAAGTTTTAGCCGAGCACACCTGTCCAAGGTGTGGCGACTACACTTTTAAAAGCGAGATTGAAGCCTACGGAATGTGCTGGCACGATTACGAAATAGCCAGTCCTCGGATGGCAACACTTGAGAGAGAAGCGGCAACGGATCCTGATGTCCTAGCCGCACAACGAGTCATCGACGCAGCGTACTGACAGCACGCACCCAAACAAGCCCCCGATTGTTACGACGGTCGGGGGTTTTTCTATTATTAAATCTATTAGTATTGTTATCTGGTAAATTAAAAAAGTTTTTGAAAAAATATTCGCAAAAGTGCTAATATCACTAATATACTAATAGAATCACTCTACAACCCTCTTGTTCATTGGGTTCTTTGAAATAGCAAATCTAATAGAATTCTATTACTATATTAGAAACTATGGTAAGATTCTCTAGAGGGCATGAGAAAACTATATAAAATTATTATTTTATAATAAGATTGTAATATCTTTTAGCAGCCACGGAGAAACCGAATGAAAGAACTAATCTACACTTCTTTGGTGCCAACTGAGGATGGTAATGCCTATGTTGATTCCAAAGGTAAGAGATGGCAACCACTCAATTCTAAACAAAAGAAATTTTGCAAGGAGTATTTGAAAGGGCAGACGGCTACGGAAGCAGCGATCCGTGCGGGCTACACCAAGGATAGAAAAGGTGCAAAAACGCAGGGAAGTGTCCTATTAAATCATAACCCAGTGGTTCGAAACTATCTGATTGACTTGGAAATAGCAGCCTCGGAGAAGGATGCAGTTTCCTTGGAGACCCACCTTTCCACCCTCCACGACCTGCGGGAGGAGGCGAAGGACCAAGGGCAAATCTCCGCCGCCATCACAGCCGAGGTCCATCGGGGCAAAGCGGGGGGACTGTATATTGACCGCCGTGAAATACTGACCGCAAAGATCGATATGATGTCCAAAGATGACATACTTACGCGACTCGAGCAGCTGATCAAGAAGCGAGCGAGCCAGGCGAACGTGATCGAGGGAGAGTTTGCAACCAAAGACTGATTGAGCCCAATTGCTCTACTCTACTCTACTGCAATTGCATCCAATTGCTTGCACCCAAACCCTAACCCTTTCCCTCTGTCCCATGAATCTCGAAAGAGTCTAGACTCTAGATTCCAAGTATCTTTTACTGCTTTACATTCGCGGGTAAAGGAGTATGATATTAATTATGGTAGCAAAGGTTGTTACCAATTAACGAGAAAGGAGAAAGACATGAGTCAAAACTCAAAAATAGATGCAAACTATAAAGCACCAGTGGGACGAACCTATGCGAACGACGCAAAAGTTGTCCTCCTACGAACGCCTGCAGCAGGGGAAAAGATCCCAGCACAAGCAGGGAAAATCATCGAGGCTCTCGTAGTAGCCAAAGACAATACATTAACCATTGCAGAGATCGTCGGCAAGGACGAGGCTGGATTGGGTAATGCGTTGGACAAGGTTGGATTGGAAACAGTCCAGACTCCCAGAAAGATCTGGCAGTTCTACAAAGCCCGACTGGTCAGAGAAGGATACATTAGTATCTCCTGATCATCACCCACGAAGAGCCGATCGAAAGGTCGGCTCTTTTTTTTGTGCTCTACTCTATCCGTCACTCACTCACTCACTCGATCCCTCACCCATGCCATTTCACTCTACCCTTACCCCTACACTCTACTCTATCCCTCACTCTATCGCTCTACTCTACTCTATCCGTCTCTGGTCCCACCCGCCCACACCACACATAAGAAATATAGACGCACAGGAACGAGCGAGCGAGGGATTTTAGGAGCGAAAACTAAAAGTAAAGTAGTATTGTAGGCTAGGCTAGTTTATGGTAAGCTATGCTTACCTAACACAAGTTAGGCATTTAACCATAGGTAAAAAACTATGAATACAACTAAACAGTCAGTTAAGACTCAAAAAACAAGTAAGTATGACTTTAACGCACTTAAGCAACAAGCCCGTAGGGGTAGCAAAGGGGGCTCACTAAGCCCTACTACAAGGGCTATTATAAACCCTGAGAAGTTTATAGCCTTCCATGCTAGGCTACCCGCTCAACCTGCTATATGGTTTACTGAAGCCTTTGAGCGTCAAGAGACTAACGGTATCTCACCTACTATTAAAGAGATGAACGATTGGTGGGTTAGTAGTGAATACTATGATGAGTCAGGTAAGAACGGCTATAAGCAAGATACAGGTGAGTTTATGCCTACTTACTACACACCTAGCGGGGCAACTAAACTTCTAACTAAACGCCTTTTAAAAGGTGAGGAAGATGTAGCTAACTTCGTTAAGTTTGTAAGCTAACCAACTAACTAACCAACTAAAAGGCTAGGCTAATAACCTAGCCTTTTTTCATGCCTACTCTATCTCTACTCTACCCCTAGACCTACGCATTTAAGCCCTAACACACCGCACACTCTCTACTACCCTTACCCACTACTAAAGATAAAGATACCCCTATACCCCCCTTTACGCCCGCTAGCGTGGGTCCCACCCGCCCGACCTGGACCCAGCCTCGCAGTTGCATGTAGTTTGTAAATGGGACTCCTAACAAAAAAATATTTTGCAAAAAAATTTTTTGAGATTATACTTCGTAGATGAACAATCTTCTAAGGAGGAGAGAATGCCGTTAAAGGAGGGTTCTTCCAGGAAGGATATCTCTGCGAATATCTCAACGCTCAGGCGTGAAGGGTATCCGCAGAAACAAGCTATTGCCATAGCTTATTCCAAAGCAGGTAAAGCCACTGGAGGGGAAATTTTACCAGAAGAAACAGACCGCATGGCTGAAATTGCGGAGGAAATAGAATTTGATACGCCTCCTGAGGAAGAACCTTTACAATCTGTTGACCTGATTTCCTGGATCCTGCCAGAATTGAAAGCACTTAAAGGTGCCTCCGCCTTGGCGGGCATAACAAAGTACCAGAAGAAAGATTGGACTAGATGGGCAAACCCCAGCAGAAGAACAACGCAAGGTTCGCGCCTAGCACCTGAAAGGGTTCGGCTGATGCGGGATTTTTATATCCAGACCAAAGGCGGCACACGTCCTGAATTATTGACTGAAGCAACAAGAAAAGCGGTGCAGAAAGATATGTCCCTGTTCCGTGCTGCAGCGGTGAGAGATAAACAAAATGCTAGACAAGGAGTAAAGCGCATGATTGAAATCATGGATGAGTTGGGGCTGGATTAGATGAAACTTGCAATCTTTTCAAAGTTTAGAAACAGGAGAAGAACCACGGATCGCGTACTAATGGACGAAGAAGAAGAGGGGACGAACTAAGACACCCATTAGAATTTATTATGGCGACAGAACAAGAAATCATGGACGAATTGCTGGCTTCCTACGGCGGCAACGAAATGCGGGAATATGTTCCTGGACCATTTGAAAAGCAGGAACAAGCAATTGAAAGTTTCCTTTCAGGCATAGGACGATTTGCTGGTGAAAAAGAGATTCCCTTTCTTAAAGCATTAGCCGATCCCTATTATGCCAAAGATGTTGCTGGCAAATTATCATTTGGCACTGAAATGACTCCAGGCGTGGGTGATGTTCAAGCCTTGCGGGAAGGGGCATTCATGATGGGTGAAGGTCAACCCAAGATGGGTGCGGCATTCATGGCGGGCAGTCTTTTCACAGGGATGTCTTCAACCCAACTTAAGGCGGCACTTAAAAAGCTGCAGAAAGAATTGGATGAAACGATTCCTGCACTAAGAGCCCGAAGCCAGTCAAATTGGAGAAGTTTTAAAGAAACAAGAAATAAGGGAGACGAATTTGATGCAAAAAGACTTGAAAGACAAGCTGACCGCTCAGAAACAAGAAATTTGCGGGAACAAGAGGAAATTAAAGAATTATTAAAGCAAGGGGAACTTCCT